GTCCCACGCATCGTCAAGAGCTAAAACCAGAAAAAGAATCACCCACCGAGGGACAACTTTTCACTTTTCTCAAAAACATGCAGACTATGCCATCAATTTTTTTGAGCAAATGTTGTGCCATAGCAAAGGAGAGTGGGCAGGAAAGCCTTTTCATTTAATTCCATATCAGGAAGAGTTTTTGACCGAGGTTTTTGGATGGGTGGACAAGAATGGGAAACGCATGGTGAGGTCTGCTTATTTGGAAGTACCCAAGAAAAATGGGAAATCTCCACTTGCTTCAGGAATTGCTCTTTTGCTTTTGGTTGCTGATGGTGAAGCAGGAGCAGAAGTTGTCATTGCTTCAAATGATCGGGAACAAGCAGGAATTGTTTTTGGCTATGCTGAAGATATGGTCAGGCTTTCACCTTATTTGGAAAAGCGATTAAAAGTTATTTCAAGCAGAAAAAGAATTATTGACCACCAGAGCGGATCTTTTATGTGTGCAGTTAGTTCAGACGTTCCAACAAAACATGGGTTTAATTTATCTGGAATGGTATTTGATGAACTGCATGCACAGAAGAACAGGGAACTGTGGGACACACTGGCAACTGGAACAGGAGCAAGATCACAGCCACTAACTTTGGCTATTACAACCGCAGGAGTTTATTCAGAAAATTCCATCTGCTGGGAACAGCATCAATACGCACTTGAAGTAATCAAAGATCCCATGTCAGATCCTACACACTATGCCATGATTTTCAGTGCTGACAAAGATGACGACTGGACATGTCCAGAAGTTTGGAAAAAGGCAAACCCTGCTCTGGGAATTTTTAGATCAATTGAACAACTTCACGCAGAGTGTGAAAAAGCAAAAAGATCTCCTGCTTACCAAAATACTTTCAGAAGATTGTTTCTTAATCAGTGGACTGCACAGGTGGAAAGGTGGTTAGACATTGGAGAGTGGCAGAAAACCGCAGGTGAAGTACATGAGGAAGACTTAGTGGGCGAATTGTGCTATGGTGGGCTTGACCTTTCTTACAGGAAAGATCTTACAGCGTTTGTGATGGTTTTTCCTGATGAGGGTGGATATTACGATGTCTTGTGTCGTTTCTTTATTCCAGAAGAAGGACTCATTGAAAGAGTCAGGAGAGACAGAGTCCCTTATGACTCCTGGGTTGAAAATGGAGTGGTAAGAGCTTGCAAAGGGAATGTCATTGAAAAAGAAGATATCATGGATCAATTGAAAGCAGATTGTCAAAAGTTTTTTGTTAGTCAGATTGCATACGACCCATTTGGAACAAAGTTTTTTGCACAGGATATAGGGAAAGAAACAGGAAGCCAGATGTTAGAATTTAGACAAGGTTTTTTATCGATGAGCGAACCGTCAAAATTATTAATAGATCTGACAGCAGGAAGGAAATTAAGACATGGAAATAATCCCTGCTTATCGTGGCAAGCAGAAGGAGTGACAGTGGCTCAAGATCAAGCAGGAAATATCAAGCCAGTCAAAACTCATAAACTAAAAACCGTAGCAAGGATTGATGGAATCGTTGCACTGATTATGGCACTAGCTACCGCAAACAAAGAACAAAATTTAGTGTATAATGAACGTGGAATAATAATGATATGAGACAGGAATATAATTAATGGGGATCTTGGACTTTTTATCAAAAAGAGCAAAAAAAGTAACGCAGAGCGAGGGTGAAATAATCCGCATTCTGTCAGGTGAGATGAGCCAGGCAGGAATCCAAGTTGATCAGGATAATGCGTTTCAAGTGACAGCGGTGAAAAGTGCGGTCACAAGGATTTCAGAATTTGTGGCTACTCTTCCTTTGAAACTTTACAGGAGGTCTGGGAAAAAAGGGAAAGAGGAGGTCAGTGATCACGATTTGTCAAGACTGGTAGCAAAGCAACCAAATCCACTAATGACTTCTTACATCTGGAGAGAAACGGCAGAGCTTCAGTGTCTTTTATACGGAAACCACATGTCGCAAATTGTCAGGGATAGACTGGGCAGGATTATCCAGATTATTCCACTGTCAGCAGGACAAACGAAAATAAAACAATCCGATGGGAATATAACTTTTCACTATCAAAAGCCAGACGGAGAATCAAGGGTATTTTCTCAAGAAGAAATTTTCCATATCCAATGGTTTTCCTTTAATGCAATTCAGGGAGAAGATCCTATATATCAAGCCAGAGACGCTTTCGGTTTAAGCCTGGGTCTGGAAAAATACGCAAGTGACTATCTGGCAAACGAAGCGAGTCCGAGTGGGATTCTCCAGATGAAGGGGACACTCAGAAATGAGGAAGCCAGGAGAAGACTCAAAGAAGACTGGAGACAAAAACAAGGCAGATGGGGAAGAAAAAATGGGGTGGCAGTTTTAGAACAGGGAATGGAGTGGCAGTCAATCGCCAACACACCAAGGGAATCCCAGTTGGTCGAGGAAAGGAAATACCAGGTAGCAGAGGTGGCAAGGTGGTTTAATATTCCTGCTCATCTGGTTGGTGACTTAGAACATGCAACATTTTCAAACGTCGAGGAACAGACCAGGGAATTTGTCTTATATACCATGATGCCGTGGCTTGTCAGATGGGAACAGGCGATGGACACCCAACTGCTGACACAAGCAGAACAGCAGGATATGTTTTTCAAGTTTTCGGTTCAGGCATTACTCAGGGGAGATGCCAAGAGTCGTTCAGAATATTACGCATCCGGCAAACAGTGGGGATGGTTGAGCAGTAACGACATTAGGCAATTTGAGGACATGAACGAACTGGACGAAGGTGGCGGTATTTACCTTCAGCCTTTAAATATGGTGGATGTGGAAAACCCACCTGTAGCACAAGAAAGAAAAGAGGAAAGGCAAACGAGAGAAGACAGGGAAGCAAGGAAAAGACAGCAGTTTGCATTTTCCATGCAGGATGCTTTTGCAGATGCTTGGCGGAGAGTAGTAAAGGCAGAAGTTCAGGATGTCAGTAAGGCAGTAAGGAACAATTTTAAAACGAAACCAATTATAAGGGATGCCAACAGTTTTGAACGGTTCATGGACAATTATTATGCTACTCATGGCAGGGTAATAAGAGAACGCACAGGATCTCTTTACCAGGCACTGTTTTCATATGTCAGGGAAATGCTGATTGCCGATACTGGAGTTCCTTTGACTGATGATGAGGTGAGGAAATTCACAGAAGAGTATTTCACTAATTTAATTTATGATTATAACAGTTCATCGCAGGGTCAGCTTTTGTCTTTGGTAAGAGATGCGGAAATTGCTGATAAGGATGTGCCACAAGAGCTTTTGGAAAGGCTTTCACAGTGGGAAGAACGCAGACCAGGCAAACTAGCAAAAATGGAAACCTTCCAAGCGGTCAACGCAATGACAGCAACGACTTTTGCAGTAGCAGGAACGGTTTCTGCGGTGCGGTGGGTGACCTTTGGAAAAACTTGTCCTTACTGTAAGACGATGAGAAACAAAACCACTCCAGTCAATACGCAATTTGCAGGAGATGGTGATGAAGTACAATCCGCAGAAAACGATGGAAAAGTAATGCGAGTATATAAGAGGATGAAACATCCGCCACTTCACAGAGGATGTGATTGTGGACTTGCACCAGTTTAAGGAGAAGAGAAAATGCCAATTTTGACACCAAAACCAAACGAGTCAAAAGATGACTATATTGAAAGATGCGTTGCTGATCTTTCGGACAAGAACGAAGGACAGGATGCACAGCAAAGAGTAGCAATCTGCAACACTTCATGGGAAGGCTACAGGTCAGGATTAGGATCAGAACTGATGGAAAAAAGGGCAGTAGTTTCAGAACTTCGGGTGGCTCAAGACCAGGAAAATCTTTTGACCGGTTATTCTGCGGTTTATAATGTTTGGTCAAACTCAATGGTGGGTTTTGAAGAAAGAATCACCGAGGGTGCATTTGATCGGGCAATTAAGGAACATCAGGATGTGAGAGCTTTATGGAATCACGATCCTAATTTTGTTTTAGGCAGAACCAAAAGTGGAACACTTAAATTAAGTTCAGACTCTCATGGTTTAAAAGTTGATATTAATCCACCAGCTACGCAGTGGGCAAAAGACCTGGTGGAGTCAGTCAGAAGGGGTGATGTAGATCAAATGTCTTTTGGTTTTATAGTTAGGAAAGATAAATGGTACGAAGACAAAGAGACAGGGTCGGCAAAAAGGGAATTAATAGATGTGGATTTATTTGATGTGTCGCCAGTCACCTATCCGGCATACCCAGAAACTTCACTATCAGCACGAGATCAAATGCTTTTGGTAGCACAAAGAAAAGTGGAACATTCTCTGTCCTTGAACGAATCCGAGTCATCGCTTATAATGCAGCTTGCTGAAAAACTTGAAGATGTGGACGCATCTGAAGGGTCACAGAGCAATGAGGATCACCATCGGATGCTGGAGATTTTGGCTCACAGTGAACAGATCAGACTAAAAAATTTAAACAGGGAATAAGTATGAATTTGATTAATGACCAAAAAGTCAGAGATCATCAAGGCAAAATAAACACCTTAGTCAAAGAGATGCGGAGCATGGTTGAAGCATCTATGAGTGACGAGGTCAAGCCTATGACATCTGACCAGTGGGACACATATAACCGCAAAGATGCGGAAGTGACCCGACTGGATCAAGAGCTTCAAGCGTATCAAAAATTGCATGATACAGAAGACCGGTTCAGTCAACCAGTGGCACAGCCAGAAATCCCACAGGTAAAAGAAAAACAACCAGAAGTAGATGATGATCTTGCCTACAGAGGATGGAAAAAAGCAATTCTGGGTAAAGAAAGCAGGGATAGAATTTCTGGGGAAGAAAGAAATGCTTTACAAAGCTATTACAACCAGAAAGAATCCAGAGCATCTTTACAAGTAGATGATTTAAGTGGTGGTGGTTACAACGTAGTACCAGAACGGTTTTTAACTGAACTGTTACAAAAAGTAAATGATTCAATTTACTTTCGAGGATTAGCCACAAATCTTGAAGTTTTAGACGCTGTTTCACTGGGCATCCCAACGCTTGAGACAAAAGAGACAGACGCAGACTGGCAGGGTGAAGTAGCCACTGTTCCAGTCAGTACTAATTGGGTTTTTGGGAAAAGGGAACTTTATCCGCACTTGTCAGTTAAACTGGTCAAGGCTTCCAGAAATTATATCAGGAACGCATCTCAGCCAGTAGCAGACTGGATTCAGGGTGAATTTGCCAGACTTTTTGGAGAGACTGAAGAGAATGCATTTCTTACAGGATCAGGCAGTCAACAGCCTCTAGGGGTTTTTACTGCGAGTTCTGATGGTATTTCTACCAGTAGAGATGTCAGCACTTCAAATACTACAACGACTATAACCGCTGATAATTTGATTGAGGTGGCATACAGTTTGAAAGAATCCTACTTCAACCGATCCACTTGGATTGGTCACAGGGACTGGGTTAAAAAAGTAAGACTGCTTCAGGATGATCAGGGACAGTATCTATGGCAAGCAGGGATAGCAGGAAACAGACCGAATACAATAATTGACAGACCATACAAGATGTCGGAATTTGCTCCAAACACTTTTACTGCTTCTCAGTATGTCGCAGTGTTGGGGGATTTTAAACTGTATTACATAGCCACCGCACTTGATATGCAACTACAGGTCTTGCAGGAATTATACTCTGCAAATAACCAGGTAGGCTTTATAGGACGCATGCAGGTTGATGGAATGCCGATTTTCGAGGAAGCATTTTCACGATCTCAGATGGCGGCGAGTTAAGAGGTAATTATGGGAATTAGAGGATTAAACTCAGAATCAGAAGTCAGGGTGGTTGCATCTCATCGAGCGGCAGGTACATCCAATTATAATGCAACTCCAGTGGACATGCAGGGATTTGAAGGGGTCAGGTTTACCATACCTATCAGCACTTCAGCAAATACCGCATCTGTGATTGCAACATTTGGCGAGGGTGCAAGCACTTCTGCTTTCACTACACTATCAGGGACATCAGTGTCTCATACTGGAACAGCAACGGCAGTTTCAAAGGTTATGCTGTGTGATATATACCGTCCTAAAGACCGGTATATTCAAGCAACCGTAACCAGAGCAACGGCAAACGCATCAGTAGGAGCAATAACTGCGGAACTTTATGGCGGATCAAAACTATCCACCACAATCTCCAGCGCATGTGGTGTTTCGGATACGGACACTGTATTTTCACCAAGTACTT